GCGTACAAGAGAGGGGGAATAGCTAGACATGGCTAAAGGAAATAAGAATAACATAGACAAGGCGCTGGAGGCGCTGACTGGGGCGTTAGAAATAGAGCCTACTGGCGAAGAGGTGCAACTGGAGCCGGATAAAACCGTCAAGTTTGATCCGGAAGTTGAACTGATGGAAAATGAGGACGGAAGCGCTGACGTCAACTTTGATCCCAACGCGCCAATAGACACAGCAAACATTCCGCATGATGCGAATCTGGCGGATTACATTGAAGATAATGATTTAGGTAGGTTGTCAAGCGACCTGCTTGCAGGATTCGAATCGGATAAGGATTCAAGGAAGGACTGGGAAGAATCCTATGTCAAAGGCCTTGATATGCTGGGATTCAAATATGAAGACCGCACCCAACCGTTCGAAGGTTCGTCCGGGGTCGTTCACCCCTTACTCGCTGAATCTGTTACACAGTTTCAAGCCCAAGCGTATAAGGAACTTCTCCCCCCAAGCGGCCCCGTTCGCACTCAAGTTGTAGGGCTCTCGACACCTGAAGTTCAAGATCAGGCGAAGAGGGTTCAGCAATTCATGAACTATCAGATCACTGATGTCATGCGAGAGTACGATCCGGACATGGACCAACTTCTGTTCTACCTTCCGCTTTCAGGATCGGCGTTCAAGAAAGTCTATTATGACGGTCTCCTGAAGCGTGCGACCGCGAAGTTCATCACCAGTGAGGATTTGGTGATCAACTACATGGCGACGGATCTGGAAAGCGCTGACAGGATAACGCATGTCATCAAGACGAATGGAAATGACGTGAGAAAGCAGCAACTGGGCGGATTCTACCGTGACGTGGAACTGCCGACGGGCCAGACGGAGTCATCCGATACTGCAGATAAGATTGATGAACTGCAGGGTGTTGAAAAGAATTATTCATCCGATGATGACGAGCATGTCGTACTGGAGATGCACGTTAACGCTGATGTGCCTGGATTTGAGGACACGTCCGGCGTGAAGCTTCCTTACATAATTTCAATAGACCAATTTTCAAGAACGGTTCTTTCCATAAGAAGAAACTGGAAACAGAATGACCCTAATTTCGCGAAGAACCACTATTTTGTACACTACAAGTTCCTCCCAGGACTGGGCTTTTACGGGTTCGGTCTGATACACATGCTGGGTGGATTGTCAAGAACTGCGACAAGTGTTTTGCGGCAGTTAATTGACGCAGGTACTCTTGCCAATCTTCCAGCAGGTTTCAAGGCGCGTGGAATGAGAATACGCGACCATGACGAGCCCTTGCAGCCAGGGGAATTTCGTGACGTGGACGTCACAGGAGTTTCAATCAAGGAATCATTGTTGCCACTTCCATACAAGGAACCTTCACAAGTTCTGTTTGCATTGCTGGGTTTTGCCGTTGACGCGGGAAAATCATTCGCGGCGATCGCGGACATGAAAATGGGTGAAGGAAACGAACAGAATCCTGTAGGAACAACGCTCGCTCTTTTAGAGAGAGGAACGAAAGTCATGAGTGCGATACACAAGCGATTGCACTATGCACAGAAAATTGAATTCAAGCTGCTGGCGAAAGTATTCCAGATTTATCTTCCACCGCAATATCCTTACATGGTTGTCGGTGGAAACCAACAAATTAAACAATCTGATTTTGATGACCGTGTTGATGTCATTCCAGTATCCGATCCGAACATATTCTCAATGGCGCAGCGTGTCACGTTGGCGCAACAGCAATTGCAATTGGCAAGTGCCGCGCCGCAACTTCACAATTTACGTGAAGCGTACAGAAGAATGTATGACGCGATGGGCGTGGATAACGTGGAGGCGATATTGAAGCCTGATCCGGAGATGCCGGAACCTATGAGTCCGGCGATGGAGAATGCAGGCGCGATGCGCGGACAACAGCCGAAGTCATTTCCAATGCAGGACCACATGGCGCACATGCAGGCGCACGCCGAGTTCATGTTCACGAGAATGGTTCAGATCAACCCGCAGTTGTACGCGATGCTGCAGGCGCACGTATCGGAGCATATCTCATTGATCGCAGCACAACAGGTGCAGGAAAAATACAAACAACAATTCCAGCAGTTGCAGCAGCAAATGCAGCAGGCGCAGCAGAATCCACAGCAAATGCAACAATTGCAACAGCAGCAGGAACAACTGATCAACCAGCAAGCAGCTGAACAGGCGCAGATTGAAGCGCAAATGACTCAACAACTGGCACAGGATGAAGAGGCTAGAATGAAGCGAGAAGCTCAGGATCCACTTATCAAGCTTAAACAGCAAGAAATTGACCTGAAGGCGATGGAGACACAAATGAAATTGCAGAAGGACATGATGGTGGACTCTGAAAAACTTGACCTTGAAAGAGACAAGCTGGAGGCGGAGACAAGTATTGACTTGATGAAAGCGTCAGCAGATGTTAATAAGGAAGATTCCACGGAAGCGATGGCTCTTCTGAAGGAGAACATGGCGGCCACGAGGGAAGCCATGAAAAATGAAGTTGCTGAAAGAAAAAACCAATCGACTGAAAGGATAGCAAGGGAAAATGCAAGATCAAAAGCAAACGGACAAAATAAAAAAACAACTTGAAAAACTTAGCACGGTGATGCAAAAGATTGAAGAAGTAGCGAAGGACGAAATAAAAACTCGTGAAGATTATTTGCAAGTCTGCGGTGCGCTGTTAGCAGTGACTCGCAACATGTATGTTGAAGCGTTGGGTCCGTATGATGCTTCGAGAATATTCGAGACCGTTTCGCAAAGCTTTCAGATTCAGGAAGACATCATAGAAGTTTTTCGCCGTGATGGTGAAAAGCCGACAATACACTGATGCCATTCAAGTCAGAAAAGCAGAGAAAATACATGTGGTCGAAGGAGCCGGCGATAGCCAAGAGATGGACTGAAAAATATGGGAATGAGCCCAAGAAGAAAGGCGTAGTAATCAAAAAACGAAGAGGAGGAATTGCAAATGCCACAGGTCGGAAGTAAAAAATTTCCATACACTTCAGCTGGAGTACAGCAAGCACAGAAGCACGCGCGTGCCACAGGACAGAAGGTCAGCATGGCCGGATACAAGAAGGGTGGAACGAAGAAAAAGTATAAAGCAGGTGGAAAAGTGAAGAAGAAAAAAGGTGGAATGATGAAGAAGAATTATCACCACGGAGGTCGAGTGAGTGGTGGTATGAAAGACAAACAATGTTAACAAGGAGGTAGATATGAATTTATTGAAAGATCTTTGGGGACATCTAAAAGAGTGGAATGAGTGGAAATTGAAGGATTGGATAAAAGCCGGAATTTTAGTCATCATCATTCTTGTAGTCCTTAAAGTTATTATTTTACCAGGAGCATAATGCCCGAAAGACCACAATTTGAATTGGAACGTGATGCTCAAAAAAGAGTAGCGCGAGACCTTTTAGATCAAAAAGCTGCAAGCAGTAGACCTGGACAAGTGTATCATACGATGACGTCATTGGCGGATCGCATGACTCGTCCAGGCTACCAAAACATGCAGGCCGACATTGATCAATTGAAGGGTCTCAGACGGGACTGGAACAGGAACCAGAAATACACACCTATGGGAATGCAGGTTTCCGGAGCGACGACTCCTGGAGGAGCCCAAGACGCATTCGTGAACATGAGCCGTGCCTTGAGGCAGGGAAACAAGCCGGCGTACAATCAGATGTACCCAATCACCGGCAAATTCATGGACGTCGCTGAAAAAGGCGGACTGTGGGGTTCGATGCTTTCACAACTGGCTGGAAAGACATTAAAGAAAGGTAGGGATTATCTGGATGACTTAGGTGTAGCTAGTCTCGCCGCAGGAGATACCGTAGCAGACAAGGAAAGATACATAACGGAAACATTCGGTCCGCATCGTGAGGACATTGACGAATATATTGAAGGACCAGGTGAATCAGAAGTTATTTACAGTCCACACGCAGATACATACTATGACAGAGCAGAAGGATTAGATTTTGATGTAGATCCTAATCAACCTTATGTTGCTCCGGATGATTATGTAGAAGAGGATTTTGGTGATTTTTACATTGATGAAGATACCTTAGCCCCTCCATATCAAGAACCATTTGATGATTCATTAAGAGAACAAGCAATTATGGAACAAAACCAGTATATTCCACCAGTACAAGAAGAATTAGGTATACCAAGCCCACAAGGAGATTTTGCCAGATTTAATGAATATCCGACTCCGGACATAGGAGTGGAATTTGGTGAACAACCACCTCCACTTCCTCCATATGAAGGACGTGAATTCGGACTTGGGCAGTTCATCAATGAAATGCCGACTTCCAGGAAGAGCGACTGGGAGGATTATTTGGAATACGTGCAGCGACTGGGAGACATGGAAGGCGGCCATTTGGAATATGACGAGTGGCATGACATGATGAGAAGGAGAAGGTAATGCCAGGTGGATACGGAACATCAGGACCTTGGGGTTCTTCAGGAGATGCTTACGGCGCAGGCCATCCTTCCAATGACCCGGAACCATACACTCCAAACTATGGACCACCAGGAATACAAAACCCACCAGTCACAACACCAGACCCTGTAGCACCAGTTGATAATACACCTACTTGGGTTTACGACCCAGAGGAAGAGCAAACAGATTACTTGGGTGATCAACTTGTGTCGGACATGTCAAATGAAGAGGTGGCGGCGGCTACTGGTCAGACATATAATCCGAATACGGGAAATATAGAATCTTATACGCCTCCATCAGAAATATACGGACCAGGACAGGCGACTCCAGGTGAAACTGGGTACGCTTTTCAAAACATATCTCCATCAATGATTTCAGCCTTGGGGCTGGATAAGATTGACCCAAAAATAGCGGCTTTTTTTGGATACACCCCAGGAAGTACAAATGTTCCGAATGAATTATATCAACAGTATATACAAGGAAGTATTGTCAGTGGTAATGAAGCTGTTCTTTCTAATGAACCTTATATAGGAACTTGGGATGATTTAGTCGCAGGGGAGCATCCTTTATTTCCAGGAGGATTATCGGATTATTATGGAGACATGAATGATCCTTTTGTCATCCCCACTACTGGCGGAGGCGGTGGCGGAGGTTTCGGCGGAGGTTTCGGCGGCGGTGGAGGCGGTTCCGGTGGCG